TCGTTGGCGGCCGTTTGCAGGGTGCCGTTGGCGTCGAAGTAGGTGGCGTTGCTGGCTCTTGTGAAGGTGATCGCGGGGCCGGTCCCGTTGTTTAAGGTCTTCTCACCGGCAAAGTCGCGGCTGAAGGTCGGGCGCGCGATGGCGGCGCCGGACCCAACGGAGAGCGACAATGTCGGGGCGAGGAGCATTAGGCGGTGTAGGCGATGATGCGACCCGAGTGCAGGTCGAGGGCGGTGAACTTGCCGAAGAGGATCGTGCCTGCCGGGATGACCGGGGCGCTGGCGTCGGTGGTGTTCGCAATGTCGGCGATGTTGCCGGTCAAGGTGTGGAACTTGGCGTCGGCGAGGACTTGCACGGCGAGCCAGTCGCCGGTGCGCAGGTTTGTGTCGGCGATGTAGTTGCCGCCGCTCAGGCCGTTGGTGATTTTGGTGTTAGGGAATCCCATAGTGTTGGTTGGTTAGTATTGGTTGACGCGGGCGGTCCATGTGGATGGCTGGCCCTGCTGAAAGTAATATTTGTCGCGCTGGGAGATCAGCTCGGACTCGGCGAGCTGTTCCATGGCCAGAGCCTTGTCGAACTGGCCGTCCTCAATCTGCAAATCCGAGGCGAGCTGATAGCCGACTGCTTTGGCGAGGACGGCGGGCACTGTCGCGGAGAGGTTGCTTGCGGAGTATTCGGTCGGGCGGATGCGGTAGTTGACCCAGACGGTGTCCGGTAAATCGGTGCTTTGCGGGAAGCGCACGTTGTCGCCGAGGAGCGTAAAGCCAATGGCGCGAGGCGAAACGTGGGTTGCGGGGTTGTCACGCAGGACGCCAAACACTTCGCCCATGGCGGTCTCGCCGGTTTGCTCGTAGGGGATGAAATAGCCGGTCGTGTCGTTGCCTTCGACGGTGCGTTCTTCGACGCGCATAAGCTCAGGCCAATCACTCCACTCCCAGCAGTCCGCGATGCGTTCGTTGGCGGCGGCGACAAGCATAGTCTTGGCGCCGGATGGGATGTTAGCGATGTCGCTGCCATCGTTCCCGGCGCGCTGCCATGCGCGTAACAAAATGCTTTGTAGGGTTACAGTTCTCACGGGGACACTAAGGCACTAAGGGTTTCCGCCTACGCTTTGCTCCGGCGTGACAAGCAGAGTTTGCATGGCGCTTTGGACGGCGGCTTCGAAGGTGCTGGGCGGCTGCGGCCAGTCGTTGCGGGGGCTTGGATCGGACGCGAAGATGGACAGGATCTGCTGCAAGTATTGCTCGATGGCGTCCAGCTCGGGGCTTTGCTGGCCGGCGGCGGCGAGGGACTGGCGGAGATAAAGCAACGTGGGCTGGCGTTCGCCGCCGAGGCCGACGGATTTGAGGTGTTCTTCGGCGGTGATCGGTTCGGAGGTGTTGGCTTCTTCCGCTTGCTCCCAGTTGGCCGGAAGGTCGGTGTCGGGAATGGCGCGGGTGCCTGCGGGCGGTTTCCAGCCCTGCGGCTGGTCGGGGCGGACGAAGGTGACAACCTTGCCGTCTGATTCGCGGATGATGGCGAGTGAGTTCATGTCAGAAACAGTTGATGCGGACAAAGCCGTTGCCTCCGTTGCCGCCAGCGCCACTTAAAAATCCAGACAGCGCAGCACCGCCACCGCTGCCACCGCCACCCAATCCGCCTGCATTACCTCCCGCTGCTCCGTTTCCTGTTATAGAAGCATTGCCTCCTGCTGCGGCTGTGCCGATTTTTGGCGAGAGGTTGGGCAGAAGAAAAGATTCACGCACGTCTGTAAAAGAACTGCCCGAATTCGCCCCGCCATTAAATGCCGTTGGTGTTGCATCGATGGAGCCGCCTGCGCGTCCGCCTTGCGTTGAGTTGCTGTTTCCGCCGCCGCCAGCGTTGCCAGTTAAACTTCCTGCGTTGCCGGCGCCTCCGTTGCCACCACTGCCAAGTATGCTTCCTGTAACTCCTGTTCCACCAGCTCCACTGGTTCCGATTGCATTGTTACCGCCGCCACCGCCATTGACTCCAGCGCCAAAACCGGAGCTTGTTCGCAGTGTAATGTTTGGCGTAACCCATTTGACATATGTGTCGCCTCCTGTCGTTCCGCTTAATCCGTTGCTTGTGGCCGTGCCCACCGCCGCACCGCCTGCACCGCCTGCGCCGACGAGCACCTCAATTTGATCTCCACCTGTAATGCGCGTTATGAACGTGCCATACGAACCGCCGCCGCCAGCACCGCCACCGCCGCAAACCGCACCGGAAGCGCCGACGCGCCCGCTGCCGCCGCCGCCACCCGCGCCGATCATTGTGATGACTTGCATCGTAGACCATGACGGAATGTTCCAGACCCAGACGGAGCCAGAGCCGCCTGTGGCTCCAGACGGTGCTGTTGCGTAGTAGAAGTCGTAGGCTTCGCTTTGCAGGGCGATTTTGCCGGAGGCATCGGGGGCGGTTAAGGTCCTGGTCGTGCTGGCGCTGATGCCGGAGAGTTGGAACTTTAGATTCTTGGTGGCGTCGGCGTCGTCGTAGATGAGGAACGCGCTGTCGCTCATTACGTCGAAGAAGGACGTGTCGGTGAGCTGGTAGTCGTTGTCGCGGGAGGAGCCGACGATGGCTTTGCGGACATACACGCCGGCTTGTTTGTAGGAGCTGAAGGGCCAGGTGCCGGAGTTTGAGCGGACGAGCCAGCGGCTATCCAATGCGGCCGATCCGTCGAGCGGGAGGTCGGTGTAGGTTGCCACTTCGCCTGCGAAGAAGGCAGAGCCGCCGCCGCCTCCGCCAGAACCTTTCTGGTCGAAGTTGCCGGTGAACGGATTGAAGGCGAAGCCCATTGGAAATTAGAAATTTGAGATTTAAGAGCGGACGACGGTGGCTATGCGGGCGTCGTCCGAGGACGGCGTGCCGCCGACGTAGGTGAAGGTGAGCGTGGCGACTGTCTGGCTGCCTTCTTTGTAGACCACCGTGGAGAGATTGTTTGTCGTGGAGACGTAATTCAGCTCAACCGCGTTGTGCTGCGGGATGTTGAGACCGGCGATGTTGCGGACTGAGACGTTGGGATGCATGGGCTAAACTCTCTAACTTCGCTATAATTAGGCGGCGGGTTGGGCGGTCATGCCGAGTTGCTGTTCCTGCGCCATCTTTTGCAGCGCAGGCTGGGCGCCGGTGCGGCCGATGACGGCGTTTTGCGCTTGTTGAAGTTGGAACTGGAAGGCTTGTGCCCTCGCGTCGATCATGCTGCGGAAGATTTCGTCTTGCTGGTAACGCTGCTGGACCGCCGGATTGCTCTGGATGATTTGCTGCAGGGTTTGCAGGCGGACTTGCGCGTTTTGTCCGCCCTCTTTGAGCGGGGGTTCGGTGCCTGCGGCGATTTTTGCGAAGGCGCCTTGCTCGTCTTCTTGCTCGGCCTGGGTAGCGGCGCCGATGTCCTTGATGAGGATGCCGGCGAGATTTGGGTCTACTGCCTGCATCATGTATTGGACCAAGCCAACTCGATCGATAACGCCAAAGCTGTCCAAGGGAACCAAGACTTTGGCGAGGTAGTCTAATTTGGCGCCGAGGGCTTCGGAGTCGAGCAACCGGGCGTCGAACTCGCAGGTCACATCAAAACGCCCGCGGATGTCATTAGGACTGGCGGTGAGCGGGAGGTTGGGGTTGCCGGTGACGCGGGCGACTTCTTCCGCGGTCATATACTGCTGACAAAGAGCGAGCGTCTGGACCAGACACAGCTTCATGTCGAGGAGCCAGCTATCGACCAGCTCTTGGGTGTGGAGCATGTAGCGTTGCGGCGGGACGGCTTCGCTGATGCGGCCGAAGTAGTTGTCCACGTCGTTGCGGATGGACATTTCGACTTCGATGCTGCCGGCGTCGGGCTGCGGCGGGTTCATCCAAGTGATCTCGCCGGGGCGGCGCTCGGGGATCTGCACGCCCGGTCCCATGATGAGGTCCATCTTGCCGCGCGCGGCGGGGGTTTTGAGCGGGGGCAAGGTGACGATGCTGGCGCGGTCGCCTCGCATGTCGCGTTGGATTTTGACTTCTTCCTGGGCGGTCTGGACGATCTCTGGCACGCCGCGGGATTCCAAGATGGGGCGTGAGGCGCGCTCGCGGGGCAGCTCGACGAAGGGATAGAGGGCGTGCGCGTAGGGCAGGATGTCGTGGACGGCGGTGCGGTCGGGAACGTGGTAGCTGAGGACAGTGCGGGTGACGCGCATCGCTTTGGTGCGGTCGTCGTGCTCCTTCCTGTAGACGTGCCAGATCTCGATCATGTCCCTTTGATGGTCGTAGAGGAACTGGTCGCTGCGGTGGAGGTTCAGTGAGATGCGGCGGATGTCGCCTTTCTTCTCCACGACTTGCTCAACCCATTTGTCGTCCCAACCCTCGACAGCGGCACGCTCGCGCAACTCCGGTTCGGTCATTAGCTCGCGTCGGGCAACGAACGCGGCACGCTGTAATGAGTAGGTCTGGGCGGGGAAGATGATGTCTTCCCAAGGTTCAAGCGCGGTCCACTGGGGCCGGCTTTCAAAAACGTAGGGCTGCTCCCATTCGACGAATCCTTTCTCGCGGAACTGTCGGACTTTGGCGGTGGTGCCGAGTTCCGGGATGACTTCGCCCATGAGCTGGGCGGCGAGTTCTTCTTGCTCGGGATCGAGGACGACCTCGAGGAGGGCTTGCAGGTTGGGGTCTTGGGACTCCTGCAGCATCATCATGGCGTCTTCCATGGAGAAGCTCTTGATCTCGGTGCGCGTGGTCTTGATCCAATCGACGGCCATGACGGCGAGGCCGTAGGTCTCGCGGAAGTTGGCGGCGAGCTGCACTTCGCGCCGGAGGTCATCCAAGACGTGCTGAAAGAGGAGCCACTTGAGGACGGATTCCGCGGCGCTGCGCTTGTCGATGTCCATGGACTCGACGGGCTGGACCTGGACGCGCGCCTTGAAGAAGGCGTTGGTCAGCATGGCAACGTGGTCGCGGACGATGGTGTCGGCCATGCGCACGCGGGAATCCAGGGACTTGTCCCAAGGAAACGGGCGCTTGCCGAGGGCTTCTTGGTGTTTGCGGCCGTCGTCGGTCTGGCCGGCCCAGATGCAGAATCTGGTGTTCCAGTTGCGGAGCTTCCTCTGGACGTAGCCGCTGCCATCGGCGTCGGCCTCATCGATGTCCGAGAGGATCTCGGAGATTTTGTCGCGGTCGGGTGCTTTGATCATTTAAGGGACAAGCACCGTGGTGCGGCGCGGGGTGTAATGGACGGCGGTCTCG